TTATTGGACACTTCTTCCTTCCCGGTAAGCTTTCCTTGCTTGATTCAAACTCATTTCATTTGCACCCCCGGGAAAATCAGGATCATCCTTTTGGATTGGATCGTCTTCCCATCCGCAGTTACTACACACTTCATACAGCGATTCTGCGTCAAGCGTAATTTTTTCACAACATGGACACTTTTTCAAACTCATTATTTACCATCTCCATACTTCATCAATCTGCTTTCTCCAATACGCTTTAACCCAGTTCGGTCCGTCAGAGAAAAACCTTATCGTGCCGCTTCCAATTACTTACTATATTATTATACTTCATTTTTTGAAGACCTGCGAGGGTTTTCGAACTGTGGGGACCTGATGCGTCGCATAGCCAGCAAACCGAAAAAACCGTTTACAGGCTGTGTTACTATCCCTCAATTTCCGCTCCATCCTTAAATCTATAAACCAGTTTGCCTTTTATCGTTATGGTAAGCTTCGCAACCGCCACCGCCCACAGTTTATCGTCAAATTCATCTAAGACCATTGGGCATGATTCAATACCCTTAATGAAGGTTTCGAGCATCAGGAACTTGTTCTGGTGCTCCCGGCGTTGCTCATCCAGTTCAGCAAGCCGCTCGGAGGCTTTGCGGTACCGCTCCATGTATCCGGTGTGCCGCCCATTGAATTCTTCCTGACTGACCGCGACTCTTGCGTTCTCAGAGATTGCTTTTTTTGTTAGTTCAGTAACAATCTCAATCTCACGGCGTACTTCTGCTAACTCCGCCTCAATAGCCGAGCAATCGCATAAAGTCTCCTGCGCAAAGCGGCAGTTGGCTAATAATTCCTCGCGTCCGCCCATCAATGTGTTGAACGCTACCAGGAATCGCTGTTTAATATCATCTTCCGTGACATGGGGCGTTTGGCAATGCTTATCGTTTTTGTACTTCTCATTGCACCGCCAGATTACCCGGCGGTATTTGCTGTTTGAACCCCAGACCTTGGAGCCGTAAAACCCTCCGCAATCGCCACAGACTATTTTCGCCGAAAACGGGCTGCCGCAGCCACATGGCCTGCCGAGACCCTTGCGCCGCTCGATTTCCGCCTGCAACGCGTCGAACTCATCCGGCTCGATAATGGCGGGGTGGCTGTTTTGAACATAGTATTGCGGAACCTCGCCCTCGTTGTTTTTCCGCTTTTTAGTCAGGAAGTCCACTGTAAAGCCTTTTTGCAAAAGGGCATCGCCCTTGTATTTCTCATTTCCAAGCATGCTCTTTACCGTGGCGACCTGCCATCTCTTTTTCCCTGCCGGCGATGGAATGCCTTGGCTAGCGAGCTGCTTGGCAATCGCCGATGGTGTTTTGCCTTCCATGAACAGCCGGAATATCATCCGTACAATCTCGGCTTCGGATTCAACAATCCTCGGCAGGCCGTCCTCACCCTTTTCATAACCGAGAAATTGGCCGTATGGCAGGCTGACCTTGCCGTCCGCCATGCGCTTGCGCTGCCCCCAAGTGACATTCTCGGAGATGGAACGGCTTTCCTCCTGCGCAAGGCTGGACATTATCGTGATGAGAAGCTCACCCTTGCTGTCCAGCGTATAAATGTTCTCTTTCTCGAAGTAGATCTCCACTCCTTTTTCCTTTAGCTGGCGCACTGTCACAAGGCTGTCCACCGTGTTCCTCGCGAAGCGGGATACGCTTTTGGTGATGATGAGGTCAATCTTGCCGTCAAGAGCATCGGCAATCATCTGCTTAAAGCCGTCACGTTTCTTTGTATTCGTGGCGCTAATCCCCTCATCGGTGTAGACCCGTACAAACTCCCAGTCCGCGCGATCCTTGATGTACTTTGTATAGTAGTCCACCTGCGCCTCGTAGCTGGTTAGCTGCTCTTCGCTATCAGTGGAAACCCTGGCATATGCCGCAGTCCTTCGTTTAGTGTTCAGATGTGTACCATTGGCGGAGTTTTGGCGAATGGTTGCCGGTATTATCCTTACGCTTGAAGCCATTTTATCGCCCCCCTTTCGCTCTTTGGCTGGCCGCATGGCGCATCTCGTCCGTCCAGCTTTCGCGGCGCGACCTGTCCTGCCAGGCCTTTTCGGTTGTCCTGCCATCGCGGAACACAAAGACAAGCATGTTGAACTCAGGTACCCGGATTTCAGAAATTTCTCTTATGAAGATTCCAGCATCAAATTCTTCCTGACCGAGAACCTCGGCGCTGGTTGTATAAAGAACCCGTTCCGGTATCTGCTTGGCGTGACAGGCGGCTTTGCCTTCCTTTAAGAAAGTGGAACACTGCCAGGCTGCCCTCCCGGCGGTAACCTTCCGCTTGTACTTCTTGCCGCAGTTTTCGCACCGGATGATGCCGCTGAAGGGGTATCGGCTACCGGTATCGCCCTTTGCGCCGCAGCTCCTGCGCCGCTCTTCCATGACCGCCTGTACTCTCTCAAAGGTTGCCGTATCAATGATAGCCGGGTGAGTGCCCTCTGCCAAATACTGCGGCAGCTGGCCTTTGTTCCAGACCAGCTTTTTTGTCAAATGGTCGGCGACATACTTTTTCTGTAACAACGCTTTTCCGGTGTATTTTTCATTCTTAAGGATGGCGATCACGCGCTCACTATTCCAATCTCCGCCGCGAACCGTGGCTACGCCCATTTCCCTTAGCTTCTGTGCAATCTTGCCGCCGCTCATGCCGCCGCTATAGTCCTCAAAAATCATGTAAACGACGGATGCTTGCTCGGGATCGATCTTCACCTCGCCCTTGACGATGTGGTAGCCAAACATGAACCGCAGGCTGGCCAGTTCACCTTTTTCAAACTGTTTGCGGATACGCCATTTACAGTTCTCACTTGCCGATAGACTTTCTTCTTGTGCGTAGGATGCGAGGATGGTCAGCATAAGCTCCCCGTCTCCGCTGATGGAGTGGATGTTTTGCTCCTCAAAATATACATCCACGTCGAGCAGTTTTAACTCCCGCACAGTCTCAAGAAGTGTAACGGTATTCCTAGCAAAACGGGAAATGGACTTGGTGATGATCATGTCAATTTTGCCGTCCCTGCAGTCGGCGAGCATGCGCCGGAACTCAGGCCTGTTGTCTATCGTCCCCGTCAGCGCTTCATCGGCATATACTCCGGCATATTCCCAGTCCGGTCGTCCTTGAATCAACGTGCTGTAATAGCTTACCTGGGCGGCGAGGGATTGAAGCATCGCGTCCTTGCCGCTTGATACCCGCGCATAGGCGGCTACCTTTAGCCTTTTGGGGAATGATGGAACCGATGGAGCTGTTCGTGTGATGATTCGTTCCATAAAAGGCCTCCTTCCGTTTAGGACATATTCGCTCTAGTTGCCGGTAATATCAAGCATTTAGCGATATATACTGTGCGGAGAAAGGCCGTATTTCTGCGCTATGAGCGCCCCAATTGTTGTCAGTTCTTCCTCGGTGATGATACCCTTGGCAAGCCAAATTCTAAAAACCGCCATTGCCGTCTTGTAATGGATGATGGCCCGTTCCTTACTCATGGCACACCGCCTTTGACTTGCCGTAGCAGGCGCGGGAGCAGTATTTGCGTGTCTTGTTGCCATAGCTTTCGAATTCCCTGCCGCAAAAGGCGCAAGTCAGCTTGTATATAGCCTTACGCCTAACAGCTTCAGGATGGGCGTTCCACCAGGCCATGCGGCAGTGATCCGAACAGAAACGCTTCGTTTTCAATTGAGATGAAGGTGAGAGAACCTTCCCGCACTGGCGGCAGCAACGTCCGTCCTGTTTGTCAGGGTTTGCGGCGGCAATACCGCCAAGGTTGTTCCTGCGGCAGAATGATTTCACCGTATTTTCCGATATAGAGATCGCCGCCGCAATCTTTGAATAGCTCAAGCCTTCGCTTCGCAATTGGGTAATTTTTTCCTTTGGTGTTCGCGTCATAGACATTACCTCCCACCGATATGCAGAAAATCGGAGGGATTCGAACCCTATAAAAAGAGAAAATCGCCCGTGGAGCATATTGCCCCGCAGGCGATTTTTTCATCTATTTGGGGATTTTAAGTTTCTGCCCCGGAATAATCACCCCCGAGGTCAGCCCATTAAGCGCCTTGATTTCTCGATACCTTGCACCGCTACCCAGCTTCGCCGCCGCAATCTCCCAGAGGGAATCGCCCTTTACTACCGTGTAGATTTCGTAGGCGGCACCGCTTGCGCTGCCATAGATGATCGTTCCTGTGCTGTCGAAGACAAAGTAGCTGGGGTTTTCGTCAGCACAGCGTTTGGCATTCTCCAGCGCCCTGAACGCGCCTATCTGGGATTTGGCGTCACCCCAACTTTTGCGGACACGGTAGATGGTTTCACTCGGCGCGGAAGGCAGAATGGATGCGGGAACCGCATTTATCGCCAACCCTTTCCTCACAGCGGCACGGAAAGAATCCATGCTCTCACCGTGCTTCGGAAACCAGTGCATCACGTCGGCATGGTTACTGGCGATGCCCAGCTGGTGGCCTTCCGAGTGGCAGATAATGCCCCGCTCATTTAGCCCATAAAGTTTGCATAGATACACACATAGCTCCACCGCCTCGTTGTAGACTTTACGAAAATAGGCAGCGCCGGTCAGGTTATCCTCGCAGATCTCAAAGGAAATGTGCGTGTCGTTGCCGGAGCCTCTCGCGCCTCTGCCGCAGTGCCAGCCGCGATGGTTCCAGGGCAAAGTCTGGTAAGTGGCAATCGAGCCGTCGGCAAGCCTCCCGATAAAAGCATGTACGCAGACACTTCTTCCATCCGGCCTGTCCTGGTTCCAGTGGTTGTTATGCCTATTTCTCCCCAGCAGACCGTCGTCCGGGCCAACATAACGCCGCAGCCACGGGTTGTTCGCGCCGGTGGAATGAACCATGATGCCTCTTGGTGTAATCGTCCTGCCCGCTTTGTAGCACGCGTTGTTCGTGAAAATTAATTTGCGCAGGTTCATTTGTCTGCCCCCTCGTCATCGCTGGAGCCCAGCTGTCCCAAAATCGTCCTGAGTTTCTCGGGGATGGGCAGCCCCACGCGCGCGGCGTTCTCCAGGATGGAAATGCCTTCATTGCTCAAATAAAAAAAAATTACCGCCGTCCGGATCGCGCCGCCGTCGCCAAACACCTGACTGTCGACGATATGCCCCACGCCCACCAGCACAAAGATGAGCACCTTTTTAAAGATGCCCCTGGCGCCGATCTCGCTGGATAGTTTCTTCTCCATGATGGCACGCATCACGCCGGTCAGATAGTCAATTACCACAAAGGCAATCAGGGCATAGAGAAACCCGTCCAGCCCGCCTAAAAACCAGCCGAGAAAACCGCCGATGGCGGTAAAAGCTGCCTGTACCCAATTCCAGAATACTTTCATTGAAAATTGCCCCCTTCCCCCGTATCCGGGGTTTAGCTTCGTAAGAGCGCCTAAACGACTCCTGAACGCAATCGAAATACCAGCGGGTCCTGGTGCCCGAGCGCCCACAACCCAACTCCTTTTAACCTCCATCTGTGCTTCGCCAGGTTAGCCAGCATATCGAAATGCTCGGCGTCGGAGTAGTGGGCGATGGAGAAGCCCCTTGCGTCTCCCAGGAAAAACTGGGTAAGCCACAGTCCCCGGTCGCGCAGCCGGAAGGTAACAGCCCTGTCGTTGTCAAAAGCCGCGAAAGAATCAGTGTGCAGATAGTCGAAATCTGTCGAAATGCTTTCCTGCCTGGTCGCCGGTTCTTCCCCGGGGCCTTCAAAGCGGAAGTAGTCCCACGGTTCAAGCCATGTCACGCCGCTGCGCTGAATACGCCCCAGTGTCTGGATTTGCCCATCCGGCAGAGCCACGTCAAGGGCCTCCTGCGGTACATAAACATAAGGATCGCCCGCGTCCAGCAGGCCGCACTCACAGGCGGCGCCGCTGGTGCGCAGCCCGAAGCCGCCCAGTGTCGGCAGGGATGCGGACAGGGCAAAGACCCGCGTGGTACCCACCCAGCAGTGCAATTCACTCCCGCGTGTTCTTACCCGCAGCGTATACCAAGTGTTTAAACTCACGCCCTGCGCCACGTCCGGCTGCAGCCTTGTCCATATCCCGCCTTGCCTTTGCCAAAGCTCCGCCGTCTGCGTGCCGCGCCGCAGCAGGAATAAATACAGATCGTTTACCCCCTGGGCTTTGAAAACCACGCCCATGGTGCCGTTCCCCGCCGTCATGCGCAGCCTGGCCCGGATGTTCAGGTCGCCAAACCCGTCGTGGGAGAGGTGCGCCTGGGCGTCCGCGCTTGCCTGGTCGGACTGGATTAACACCCGCCTTGCCGGGTCTGTATCCATGCTCCAGGCCCCGCCGCTGCGGTTGTAGAAGGCGAGCGTGTCGTCCCTAAAGTCGTCATACCAGACCCAGGCGTGCTCCGGGACGCTTCGCAGCACTTCGGGGGTGAGGATAAACTGCTCCGGCAGCACGAGGGTGCCGTTTACGTCTTTTAGCCTCCTCGGGGTGAAGGTAAATTCCGCCTCGCCGCCGGTCATGCTAAAATTAAACTGCGAACAGACCCTAAAGCCCCAAAACTGTGTTCCGTACTGACTGCCCGCACCGTGTACCTCTAAGGTGTGGCTTCCGGCGGACAAGTGGAACCGTCCGGCCTTCAGCCAGTGGGTGCGACGGTGGAGGGGGTACCAGTCGGGAAACGGACCGATTTGCAGCGGTGTCCCGTTTAGCCGCAGCTGCAAAACCTGACGGTCCCACCAGGGGCAATTCACCCTTGCCGCCAGGTCATATTCCCCCGCCTGGGGGACGGCAAAAGAAAAAAGGGCCAGGCCCTCTTCTTCCAGCACCGGTTGAGTCCCGGGAGGCGAACCCGGCGGGACGGGGAGAAGCTGGGGCGCCCTGGGGGAAATCCAGCCGCTGCCCACCGTCATAGCGCCGGAAACCTCGTCAAAGCTGCTGCCTGTCCTGTCCGCGACCTGCCCGGCAAACTCATAGCGCGGCTCTTTTTCATAGGCGACCAGGTAATTCCGCCTGACCCGGCCTGCCTGGCCGGAAACCTTAAAGACGGGGCTTGTAACCCGCGCCGCGTCCATCCCTTCCTGGTAATCGTAGATATGCGGGAGAAGGTATGGGCTTTGGCTGTCCTCGTCCAGAAAACCGGCAAAGGAAAGACGCGGCTGCAGCTCGTGAAATGTAAAATCCCCCTGCTGCCAGCCAAGCCAGGCAAGGAAGGTGCCGCCGCTGCCCCGGTAAGCGCCCGGAACGGGCCGCCTATCAATGCGCCAGTTGAAGCCGAAGCCGGGGATGCCGAGAAAGATTTTCTCCTTCGGTATCCGCGTTACCGCGTAGTCATATATCTCCTCCATCCACCACACCGGGCTGATGGGCCCGGGAGCGCTGCCCGCCCAGGCAAAGGCGTAGCTCATGATCACACAGGTATCAAAATAAGGCTCCATCCGGCGGTAATCGCACCAGCGCTCCCAGGATGGCGCGCCGTCCCCGGTCATGGGAGGCAAGTCCCAATGCACATAGTGTTGAATCGGGCGGCTCTTGATGCTATCGTAGATCCTCTTCGCCAGGGCCACCACGCCGTCCGGATTGTCGTTCGGCCCTTTTTCCAGGTCGATATCCACCCCGGTGGCGAAAGGGTACATATCCAGAATGCGGTGCAGCTCGCTGATAAACATGTCCTGCGCCCCGTTGGTGTTCTCTACGATGGCCCGAAAGCGGGAAAGGATGCCGTCGTTTCTGACCGTCAGCAGGTGGGTGATATGCGGCCAGCGCGCTACCCTTTCCAAATCGGCGGCGGGGATAACGCCGGTAATCCGCCCGGTGTTGTCGGGCACCAGAAAATCAAACAGCCCCATATGGGTTAGCCTGTCGCCGTAATCCCGCCACTCCTGCCTGGCCCGGGTGGTCTTTAAGAAAGACCAGGTCATAAACCCCCGGCCTTCTTGCCGCATACCGCTCATATCCGTTTCCCCCCTTCCGCCAGCTGCCATTCCTGCAGTGTGACGAGCACCCTGGCCGAAGGCTCCGGCCGCAAAGTTGCCTGTCCCGCGCCCAGCCCCAGCAGAGTAACAGGGAAGCGGGGATTCCCCCAGGCGGCATAGAGGAACCGCCCTTTAAACTGAACGGGGCTGCCGTTTTGCAATACCCGCCGCTCAGTGCCGATAACCGCTAACTCCTGGTTGCTCGCCAGCGCTTGCGGGAAATAAAAAAGCCTGGTCAGCCGGTCCTGCCCCAAGGCGACGCCTTTGCTTAAGTTTTCCTTTGCCATTATGTGAAAGTCCAGGGCCGTGGGCACGATTACCGCCCCCGGCTCCACCGCCCAGTAGGCGCCGCGGTTGGGGATAATCAAGGTTTTAGCGCCCCGCACCACGGCGTTGTAGTGCTTTGGCGGGGACGGGCTGCCGTTCTCCCGCAGTTTTTGCAGCATCTCCTTGGTGTTTTGGGAGTAGCCGGTTAAATGCTTTCCTTCCTGGAGCATCACGTCGGTAAAGGAAAAAAAGCCAACGGCGTCAGACATTACGGTGTCAACCCTGATACTGGCCACCCGCTTTCCCTCTTCCGGCGCGAAACGAAACAAATAGCGCTTCATCCGCTCACCTACTCAAAGGAGAAGCGAAGCTCCGCGGGGTGGCCGTTCCACAGAGTAGCCAGCCTGCCGCCCTGCAGCACGATGTCGGCGACGTTGACCTGGCCGCTGGCGTCCTCCAGGCAAAGGCGCACTTCGATTCTCTCAACTTTTTTGCTTGGGGATACAGACTTTAGATAAGGTTCAAAAAACGCCATGGCGCACAACTCCTTACGCAAGGACCAGGGAAACAAACCGCGTTTCGCTGCTGCCGTCCTCGTAATGGATGACCACTTCAACCCCGACCCTGCCGTTTGGCCCCAGCCGGATGTTATCCAAGGCCGCCCGCAGGCTTAACACATAGCTGTCCCGGTGGGCGGGATGCACGGTCTGCGTCAGCGTTTTGGATACGCCCAGCGCGCCCACAGCTTTAAAAGACGCGCCACCTGAATAGCCTTGCGTGCCGTCCACCGTCCAGCCGTCGTTTATCCAGTAAGCGGTGCCGCTCTCCGCCCGGGAGTTTAAGAGCAGGTTAAAGACGGAGAGCTGCTCGATGTCTTTTTTGTCCACCATATCCGCCGTATCAAACAAAGCCACGGAGTGCTTAACCTGGCTGAGCGTCTCCGAGAGGTCTTTGCGGACGGCGGCCAGCTCGATTTCGCTCCGCCAGGGCTCCTCCACGAAATAGCGCATGCGCACGACCCTTGTCTTGACATAGATGCCGGAATCCTCATCGTAAACCGTCACCACGTCTCCAAGGCTGACCTTTTCCCCCTCATAACCCGGCAGAGCGGAGAGGTCGACAATGCCGCACTCATAGCTTACCTGCGCCTGGCTGACGGCGGAGAGAAACGCCTGGGCATATTCTTTCAGTTGGTTGGGGTCGGTGAATTCCTCTGCGACAAGGACTGCAGAAGGAGGGGGATCGTAGCCGCTCTCCACCTCCAGATAGGGGATGCCGCTGTTCACCGTGGCGATAGTCAGGCCGCCCCTGCCCCGGGGATAAACCCTGGTCGCCTGCTCGATTACGTTTCTTTCCTCCTGGGCCCGGCGCAGGTTTTTCCCCCTTAAAAAGAAAACGTTGCGTTCTTCCCCCGCGGCGTCCCGGAGGGACACCGTCTTTTGTTTTGTCTGAAAACCCAGCTCCACTTGAAAGAGGCGCTCCATCTCCCGCAGCGCTTCCAGGCGGTTGCAGCCGCCCCGGAAAACGAAGGGCCGGACGGAGGAGGCAGGAGCGTCCCCCGCCTGCCAGCCCGTGCCTGATAAAAGGTAGGCAAGCACATCCGCCGCTACGGCGTTTTCCCATTCCCGCGCGGGCGCGTCCGGAGCTTTCAGCAAATCGTACCACAGCGCCCAGGCTTCAACCTGCCAGTACCTGGCCCCCGAGTCGTCCTCCTCGTTGGCGAGCACCATCGCCCGGTAAACGCTCCCCGCCAGGTCAAGCATCATACCGGTCTCCAAAGCTTCCGCGCCGGGCTTTACAGGCAGCTTGAACTCCAGCCGGTCTTCGCTGCCCAGGGTCTGGTGCACGATGATCTCATAGGCGTCGTGCAGGAGGGCGACCGGCTCCAGCTGCTTGTTGACGACGACAGGCACGGCGAAGCCCAGCCGGTCATACCAGGGAACCGGGTGCCAGGGGAGAAGAATGCGGTTGTAAAGGTGTCCTGTGTTATACCGGCTGCCGCTGTTATACACTGCTACGCCCTCCTTAGGAAGACAGCGGGCCTAGCCCCGGTGATCTGCGCCGCGCCGGGCGGAAAGGCGGCGGGGAAGCCGTCAGCGTAGGCCCTAGCCAAGCGGTAGCCGGTGATCCAGGCCGCCCCCAAATCCTCGCTGCCCAGCGCCAGCATGCCCGTGCCGGCCAGGCCCTGCAGGCTCGGCGTAGCGTCCTGCAGTCGCGCCAGCCAATAAAGGCCGGGCAGGAGCGTTAAATTCGCCTCCAGCCACCTGATGCCCGTCGTGCCTGTGGTCACTACCCCGGCGTCAAGGATCAGCGCGCCCGGATAGACCGCGCCGCTGTCGGCGTATACCCCGAGCCGCGCGTTGCCAGCGGCGGCGGTAGTGACGTTGACGGCGACGCGGTCGAAAGACTGGGCGGCCGGCACATAAAACGGCAGCAGGTCGATGTTGTTGGCCGAAGTGGTCAAGGGGGCCATCCCGGCGGCGGTGATACCGGCGTGGTATAGCCCGAGCCGCCGGTAACGCAGATAATCCAGCGCGTCCAGCCGCAGCTTGTCGCCCGCCGTCATAAACCCGGCCGTTTCAGCCGTCGCGGAGGCGTGGGCTGTGCCGCCCGCGCCCACGTGGCCGCTAAAGGGCGAGGTAGAGTGCACATAAGAAAAATCCGCAGCGATAGTGACGCCGGGGGGTTGCTGCTCATGAAAGACGACCATCCCCTGGGCGGCGTACAGAATATATTCCCCCGCGGGAACGGTTTGGCCGCTACGCCTGACCACAGGCGCGGGGCTTTCCAGCCAGTTGCGCATATCCCCCTCATAAATCCGCCGGTGCAGGGCTTCCTCCGGCTGGTCTTCCACAGGGGAAAGCGTATGGTTTTCGATACTGGCCGCGTCCATCTCCAGCACTGTTTCCAGTTTGTTGACCGCGTCCTGCAGCCCGGAGATGTCCGCTCCGTAGATCTCTCTGCTTGTTACTCTTTTAAATGGCGTCTTAGCCACGGTATCCCTCCTTTACAGCCAGCGGTTGCGGCAGCTTATCTCTAAGTTTGACCAGGTCGCGCCACCTGCCGCGACCACTTGAATGGTGTTGGCCCCCGGCGTGAGCTGCGGGAAGCTTGGCCGCTCCAGCAGGTGCAAGGCTTTCTCCCTGGCTTCCCCCCGCACGATAACGGCCGTCTTTTGCCGGCCATCCACCTCCAGCCGCTCCCCCGCGGAGAGCGCTCCCCGGTAGGTGAACTGCTCCTCATTGACTTTGACCGTCAGAAACTGGCTGCCGCCGCCCGATATGCCCCGCAGCAGAAAGAGAGGGTCTGACGGCGCCGTCCCCCTTTGGTAGTGGGTGTATGGGCTTGTCGTCATGAACAGCTCATCCGGCGCGAGGTCGTAGGCGAAGGGGTCATCGCAGGCCATCCGCAGCGTAAACAGCCCCTGGCTTGCCGTCACCCTCATCTGCAGATCCGCATCCGTCCAGGTGGCCAGATAGTACCTGTCCGGTGAGTCGTCAAAGACCAGCCGCTGCGCTCCCCGCATCGGGTTCAGCCAGGAGCGCAGCCGGTCCAGCTGCTGATAGAGATCCTCATATGACGCGATTTTAAGCCAGCAGTCCAAGCTGAGCACGCGGGCTTCAAAGTCGGGCGGCATCCTGAAGACGCCATGCCTGCCCGGCATGACGATCACTTTTTCCCGCGCCCCCGGAAAAAGGGAGAGAGGGGAGCGCAGGAGATAAACGGAGTAGCTGCCGCAGTGTTCCCCGGCAAACGAGAAGTGCCCCATTACAATCTCCCCCTCCCCCGGTTAGCCGCCTCGATATAACGGTACAGCCTGCGGCTGATCTCCTCAATATCCGTTTCCGCGCGCACGGTCATATTCTCCACCACCACCAGCGGGCCGCCCTGGCCGTATGCTCCCGCCGCTACCGGCTGCCCTGGCGGCTCCGGCGGCACCGTCAACGAAGGAAGGCTTACTTCCAGCAGGCTGCCAAGCATCCGCTCCGCCTTGGGGATAGCGTTTTTGATGCTCTCAATCAGCGGGCCGCTGAAGTCCAACTTGTCCAAATCCTTCAGCGGGCCCTCTTTTGCCGGGGAAAAGGGCAGGAAAGACCTGACCCGGGCCACGACGCTTTTAACGCTGTCGGCGACCCTGGCGGCGGCGCTGGTGATGCCGCTGGCGATACTGGCGATCAGGCTGCGCCCGGCGTCAAAAAAGCTCTTGCCCAGGCCTGTGACTATGGAGAGCGCCTGGTTCAGGGCGCTTCGGATATTGCCCGCCAAAGCGCCCAGCGCCCGCGTGATGCCGCCTGCCAGGCTCTCGGCCAAGCGCACCCCGCTTGCCACAAGGCCGCTGATCCAGTTTCTGATATTGTCAAAAGCGCTTTTAATCCCGGCGGCCATATTCGCGGCCGCGGTTTTAATGCCGTCCCATACGGCGACCACTGCGTTTCTAAAACCCTCGTTGGTCTTCCACAGATGGATAATGATGGCCACCAGCGCCGCTATGGCCACGATCACAAGCCCGAGGGGGTTGGCCGCCATCACCGCGTTTAGGACCTTTTGCGCCACCGCCGCTACTTTTTGCGCCGCGGCCAGGGCATGGGTCTTAAGCGCGGCCAGGTTCTTGGCGTCGGCCAGCCATTTTACCGCCTTAATCGCCGAGCTGACGCCGTTTGCGAGTGTGCCCACCAGCGTCAGCAGCGGCCCGATGGCGGCGGCGATGCCAAGAAATGAGAGGATCAGTTTCTGCGAGCCGCCGCTTAAGTTCGCAAACCAGTCCACCAAAGCGCTGAGCTTGCCGATCAGCCCTTCAATGGCGGGCATGGCGGAGTTGACGGCCTGCATCAAAGAAGTCCCCAGCGGCTCCAGGGCCACGGCCGCTTTGTTCCGCATCACGGCAAGCTGCTCCGCGAAATCCATCGTCTCAAAGGCCGCGCCGTTAATCGTTTCCCCGCTTGTCTTTAAAGCGGATACCAGCTCTGAGAGCTCAAAGCGGCCTTCTCTGATGGCCGCCGCCATGTCCGGGCCGATGCGGGCGCCGAACATCTCCAGGGCGATGGCGTTGGCTTCGCCGGTGGAGCCTGCTTCCTTAATCCTTTTAGTGACTTCTTCCAGCGCCGCCTTGGTGTCCGTAATGCCCGTTTTGGCCATTTTACCCAGCGCGATGCGCAGGCCGCCCAGGACCAGCTCGGTGTTGACCCCTTCTTTTTCAAACTTCCCCAGCATGGCCGCCGCCGTCTCCAGGTCAAAGCCCATCTGCCGCAGCGGCGCGCCAAACTGCACCAGCTTGGCGTTAAGATCGTTAAAGCCGATGCCGGTGCTCTGGGATACCTTGAAAAGGTAATCCATCGTGCCCGCGGTATCGTCCGCCGCTATGCTCCAGTCGCCGAACAGGCGGGAGGAGCCGGCGATCATGCCGGAGAGCTCCTCACCGGTGATACGGGAGAGGTTGAGCATCTGGGTGGACAGCTCCCGCAGCGGTTTCCCGGCCAGGCCCGTCCTGGTGTTCAGATCGGCGATGGCGGTACTCACCTCGGCCATCCCCGCGGGAACAGTGGAGTAGACCGCCCGGAAATCGTCCTGCAAGCCTGCCAGGGCCTCGCCGGTAGCGCCGGTGCCGACGCGGATCTTGTCGAAAGCTCTGTCAAAATCCATCCCCAGCTTTAAGATTCCTGTTGTCGCGGCCGCGATGGGGAGGGTCAGCCCTTTTGTGAGCGTCCCGCCGATGGAGGTGAGGGTTTCGCCCGCCTTATCCAGGGTTTTGGACGCCTCGCTTAAGCTTTTTTGCAGCTCGGAGATATCCGCGCCGATTTTAACGACCACATTGCGCAGTACCGCCATCCCATCACCTCCATTTCGCCGGGACTTTGAGCCCCTTGCTCCGCGCGATTCCGATCAGCTGCTCCGTGGAAAGGCGGCTTGGGGCGGCCTTTTTTCTTCCGCTGTCTTTGAGCATTTTCTTTAGGCTGGGCAGCCGCTTCTGCCTGGCGAAGGCTTCGATGTGCCAAGCCAGGTAGATAAGCTCTTGCCTTCGCTCCGCTTTTTCCTCGGCGTAGCCCTCAAAGAAAAGCCCCAGCTCAAAGGGGGTCAACTCCCAAACTTGGGCCGGGTGCATTTTTAGTCTCTTTACGGCGGCGGAGAACAGCTCGGCAAAGCTTATTTCCCGGCTGCCTCCACCGCCTGCGGGTTTCCCGGCTGCGCGCCGAAGGCCAGCGTCATCGCTTCGCCCAGTTTCCCGGCCACCGTGGTAATGTCGCTGTACTCGTCAATTAAGTCCGCGCACTTTTCCGGGGTCAGCTCTTTGTCCTCATGAAAAAGACCGGCGTAGACAATTGTCCGCAGGTCTTTCACGGAGATATTGTCGAGGTCAAGCTTTGTCAGGTTCTTGCCCGTCAGCTCCTCGATCTTGATCAGCGCGTTCATGCCGTAACGGAGCGTCCTCGGTTTGTCCAGCTCTATAGTAATGCCTGGTTTCACAAATATCACTCTCCCTAACAAAAAACGCCCTTTTGAAAGGACGCTTTTTAAGTGTAAGTATCTAAGCCTATTTTCACTTATTTAAGTATTCTTTAAGGTCATTCATACTTCGTTTCGCTGTTTCACTTTTACAAGGTGTCCCCGGCATAGGAAATACAAATACTCTGCTCCCCCCAAAGAATCCTGAGAGTTTATCATTGAAACCATATGAAGCTTTTTCCTTAACGCCAAATTCAAACGCCAAGATTTTGTCCAAAACACCTTTGTATACGAAAACAACTACCTTTGGCTTAAAGCTATTAATAGCGTTTAATATCCTTTGCATCCCGCTTATATACTCACTTCTTGTTGGTTCAGATCCATATTCCCTTGGTTTTTTTACTATGTCCATTAGTCCGTATCGGTGCTCAAGAAGTACATCATCTTCTTTTTTACCAAAAGGAACTTTAAGCAATCCATGATTTTGAAGAATGTTCCAAAACATTTGGCCTTGCTTCCCCTGAAAATAATGTCCAATATTAACGCTACAAGGTGCAGGAACCTTGGCAATAAACAGTATGTCAAGATTGATGTTTTCTTTTGGCAAAATATCTTTCAGGGTTTCAAAACTGCCCTCTGGACTACTCATCTTAACCCTGTAACCCACATCATCATCTCCCTATATTTTCTATTTTGATTATAATGTAAGGCTTGAGCTAAGTCTATGTTCAGAGTATTGGGTGTTAGTCCTCCCTGTAATACAGATTGCCGCTGCCCTCAAACTCGATGCTCTCATTGACCACATCGTCGGCGGCTAATTCAATGCTGTCGCCCGCGATTACCGCGTAGCCCTCATAGCGGTTTTTGTTGGTGCCTGTATCCAAATACAGGGCCACGATGATTTCCCGGCCGAGCCTTTCCGACAAGCGCCCGTCCGCCCAGTAGCTCTCCGCGGAGGCCGTAAACCCCTTCACGGCGGGCAGGTGTTCCTTCCAGCCCTCACTCGCAAAGGTGGTTATATCCGCCGTGTCTGCCGCCAGCTCGGCGCTCCAGTTAAAGAAGCCGCCCGCCTGGTCAACGTTTACGCTTTTGCCGCTGACCGTCACCGTGGCTCCTTCAGGCAGCGGCGCTAAAAAGCGGACCACGCCGCCCAAGTGCTCTACGGTAAACCCGCCGCTCACCGCCACATCGTTGACGTACACCACAACGGGCGTGTTTTTGTCCAGATACCTTAATGTTTCGTTTTCAATGGTATAGGCCGTCCTCTGCGGGTTGCCCGCGGCGCTTTCCTTGATAAAGGCCACCGGCTCAGCCTCCGTCTGCAGGAACACCGCGCCTACTTTGCCAGCTAAAGGCATGATTCTTCACCGCCTTAGTTGTATTCCAGCGCGCCGGTGCCCTGGAACTCGAAGGAGATGCTGACCGTATCGTCCACCGGGTCCTCCACGGACAGGCCGGAGATATGGGCGCTGCCGGAATAATAATTTGCCGCGTTGACATAGAGCCTGAGCGAGACTTCCGCGCCGTTTAAGTACGCTTCCTGCAGCGCCCTCTGGCCAGTGGCGTCCGTATGCACCGAGTAGAAGCCTTCGGCCGATGCCGACCATTCCTTTAAACCGGCGATGAATTTCTTCCAGTCGTCGCCGAGGGCCGTTACGTCAAGCGTATCCGCGCCCAGCTCCAGTGTCCAGCTGCTGATATCCATGACGGCGCTTGCGCCCAGCCCCAATTTGCCGCTTTTACCTGCTATGGCCATGGTTTAAACCTCCTCAAACTGAAATTCAAATTCCAGGGATACGGAATAAAGCCCCGTATCCTGTTCATAGTCGGACACTTCATCCAGGAGCAAGACAGCGCCGATGGTCAGGCCATTCATCGCTCCGGTGAAGTCCTGCAGCGCCCCTTGGATGGTCTTAGCCGTCTCCGCCGCCTGTTTGTATGACTTGGCAAAGCAGCTAAACTGCAGCCGCTGCTTTACAAAGCCAGTGTCCGCTGTCAGGCTGTGCAGCCGCTCTACCGAGACGGGGAAGTAGGCCACGGCCGGAAGATCGCGCTTTTGCGGCAAGAGGAATGGGTAGAGGACTCCCTTTAGTTTTGGCTGCAGATAGCCGCTGACCGCTTCCTCCAGTCTCATCATCTCACCCTCCCGATGGCTTGTAACAGCTCGTCGTTTACCGCCTTGGCGACGCTGCTCTTGTTCTCGTCAATAGCCGGGCGGAGAAAGGGCTGGGCCTTCATCTTGGATGTCCCCAGCTCCACCGGGGCGAAATGATCCGCCCCTTTTCCCCTGGTCACCACATGCTCGCTTTTGATATTGGGCTTACGCACCTTGCTTTTTTTAAGCGTTAAGCTATCCCGCAAAAGCCCGGTATCCACCGGCGCTTTTTGCTTGGCTGCCGCCAGCACAATTTCGCCCCCGGCCCCTGAGGCTTTGTCCAGCGCCTCCGCCGCCGCGTCGCCCAGCTGCTCCACAAGTTTTATGACCTCGTCCAAGCCCTCGATATGCGTTTTCAGCTTCTTTACCCGCAGCCGCTTAGCCATCCGGGACACTCTCCTTGCACATGAGGTTGAGCTCGACGCCGCGCTCCTCAAAATTCAGCGCGGAGATAATCTCAAAAACACGCGCGCCAAAGACGACGCGCATTTTCGGCGTGATCCCGCTGCGATAGCGCATGGTGACCTTTGTGGAAACCTCCGCGTTGGTTTGCGCGGAAGCGAAGTACTCCTTGCCCGAAACCGGCGTAATATTGGCCCAGACAGTCGCCACGTCCGTCCATATCTGTTCCTCCGCGCCAAAGCTGTCTCTGTCGGCGGTATATGCCTGAATCCTGACCCGGTGCCGCAGTTTCCCGATTTTCATCACCACTCCGCCTTTCGGTAGGAGAAGAGCAGGGCCTTGAGCACCTGGGTCAGCTCGTCGTGTTTCAAGTCGTTTCGCTCCTCAAAAAGCTTGGCCACGGCGTAATAGACGGCGTGCTTGACCGGCTCGGGCACGCTTTGCGCAAACTCGCTCAAGGGGAAGCGCAGGACGCCTTCCACCAGCTCCTCTGCCGCTTCGATCAGGCTTTCGATGAGCGCGTCCTCAGCCTCACCGTCAACTCTCAGCCAGATTTTCGTATCTTCGAGTGTGACCGCCACCGCATCCGCCCCCCTTTCCAAAACTGGCAGGCAGCCGTTTAGGGCTGCCCGCCGTAAGATAAAACTACGCCTTTTGCTGCAATATCTTGATGGCCTCCGGCAGCACCAGCTTGCCGTCCACGCGCTGGGTGGCGATGAAGCCTACCTGCCCGGTGGGGGCGAACAGTTCGCTTAGCCGCTTGAACACCCGGCCCTGGCGGTCGGCCACCCAGTAGTAGCCGAAGTCGCCGAACACCACGGTCTTGGCCCCCGCCTCGATTATCGGCACATAGGCCGAGGTGTACAAGGGACGGTTGAGGATGGTGTCGGGTGTTGCTTCCTTGATGGACGGCTGCCAGAGGTACTGGCCGGTGCTGTCTTTGAGCTTGCGGATGGCCTTGACCGTGGCGTCGTTCATGACAAAGACGGCTTTTTTGCGGTAAGGGGACTTGAGGCTGTAGAACAGGTCCAGTATTTCGTCTAAGGTGATAGCTGCCGCGGCGGCTGTGGTCGCGCCAACCTGCCCGCCGCCAGTGGCGGCAAGGATGCCGGTGGGTTTGCCAAGGCCGTCGCCCACAAAGAAAGCTTCCTCTTCCTTGGCGCCGATACGGCGGGCGAACTCCCGTGCGATGTAGTTCTCCAGATTGAAGACGCTGTCGTTTAACAGCTCCTCGCTGACCTTAATCATGGTGGCCAGCTTGAAAGCGCCGATGGACACCTGCCCGAAGCTGTCGTCGCTTTCGGGGATCTGCCCCTCCTCATCCACCCAGGAGGCGGTGCCTTTGCTTGCCACCACGGGGATCTTGCGGTCGCCGCTGGAGGTGGTAATGACATTGGCCAGCTGCCGGAAGATGTTTTCCTCCTCAAGCGACTTCACCAGAGTGCGCTCAAACTCATCAGGCACCAGGTAGCCGCCCTCGGTATCCTCGCCTACCTGCAGCGCGTTTTGGATATCGGCGGTGCGCTTGCCGCGCATGGCGTTCCAGAAGGCGCGCTTGTACTCGGCGGCGGCCCGGCCGCTCTTAGCCTCGCCGTAGGCAGACGGCTTGTTGGTGATGGGGTTATTGGTCGGCTGGGAAAGCTCCGCGTCAAGGGCGGCCTGGCGCTCCAGCCGCTCGATTTCCCTGCCCAGCGCCACCACGTCGCCCTCCATCTTCTCGTAGGCGGCGGTATCTTCCGCGGACAAAAGCCCGTCGCCGCCCCGCTTGCTGTCAAGGTAGGCCTTGGCCGCTTCCCAGGCCTTGGCGCGCTTTTCGCGCAGTTCCAGGATTTTGCTCATTGTGTTTGTCCTCCTTAAAATTTAGTGGGAAATTAATGAGAGCCGCTTATCCAGCGACTCGATGGGGGTACCCGTTTTCGGTTTGGCCTTGGGGATTTTCCCAAGCAGGGAGTTGGCGACCGCCATGCGGCTGAAGATCAGGCCTTCGCCTGAGTCTTGCGGTTCCTCGCTGGATGTGAACATAATCTTGTCCGCAAAGCCGAGTTCCACAGCTTTTTTGGCGTTCATCCAGGTTTCCGCGTCCATCAGGTGGGAGAGTTTCACCCTTGAAAGGCCGGACTTTAATTCATAAGCGTTGATGATGCTCTCCTTGACCTCATCAAGCAAGGCCTTAGCGCGTAGCATCTCCTCGCTGTCGCCGATGGCGATGGTGCTGGGGTAGGGTAGGAAAACACCGCCTTGCCGCATCCCTGCGGTAGGTTTGTGCAGTCCCCCCTCCGAACCGGACTTACCCCTCTCAAGGTATCCGGCTCTCCATTTGCGCTTTTACGCATGATAGCTCCTACCATGTATTTCATAATGGCATTTTTGACAGACCACAAGCGTTTTTCTCTTCCTTGAAATCATCACTTTTTCCCACATGGCTTTCCCTTTGAGATTTTTTAGTTTGTTGATATGGTGTATCTCAAATGGGGGGCTTTCTCCGCCGCACAACTCGCATTTGTTTGCTTTCAGGCGTTTTTCAAGTTCATTGAACCCATAATGCCTTTGGGGGATTGCATCCACATCGTCAGCATATTTCCAGCTTCTTTTCAGGTCTGTAAAGCGGACGATTACCATTTGCTTCTGACCGCTTTTTGTTACATAGGGGATGCCCCATGTTTTTCCGAACCTGAATTTTTGGATTATCTGCGACATATTCATCTGATGTTTCCGAGCAAGTGTTTTCAGGCAGCTATACTCCATAAGGTATACAAAGTATTTTAGCTTGCTGAAATTGCTTGCCATACGATAATAGTTGCATATCCCGCGTGTTTGCGAGTTGTAGTGGTCTACGATTTCAAGGTCTGTGTTGTGCAGGACAGGGTTACAGTGTTGTGACTGCAATTTCCCATCTCTACCGACTTTCGCTATCTTTTTGTCTATTACAAACCGTTCGATTTTCTCGCCAAGCGGCACAAGTAATTCCACCGTTCCGTTGAGTGTGCGTTGCACAATTCCATCAGAACGGCGTTTTAGTTCACCAGTCCGCCGCACATTCACGTCATACCCCAGAAATCTGGCGTATTCTGCGCTGTGAGTGATTTTGGTCTTTTCATCGCTTAGTTCGAGTTTCAAGCGGTTTGCGAGAAATTCTTTCAAAAGAGTTTTTACCTGTTGGCATTCTTCCTTGGTGCCGTTCACGCCAATGAGAAAATCGTCCGCGTAACGCACATATACCAATTTTTTATCAGTAGCGTCTTTCCATGGGATTTTGACAAGTTCCTTATGCAAACGCTTTTTGTCAGCCACGAGCCGTTGAATTTCTTCGGCGTTTTGGGCGGTTTTAAGCTGTCGGCGAACTTTTTCAATCTCCCATTGCTTGTCCGCATACTCTTTGGTGCAGGTGCGCTGTGGCGGTGCGTCAAACCCCTTTTTCAGTTCGTCCATCTTTTTGTCAAGTTCATGCAAGTAGATATTTGCGAGGATAGGTGAGATAATACCGCCTTGTGGCGTTCCGCTGTATGTCGCGTTATACTTCCAGTCCTCCAAATATCCCGCTTTAAGAAACTTTCCTATCAGATTTACAAACCGGGAGTCCTTGATTTTCTCGGACAGCAGCGATAGCAGGACAGAGTGGTCTATATTATCGAAGCAACCTTTTATGTCGCCCTCAATAAACCACCTTATACCGTTAAAGCCTTTGGTGATTTGTTGTATGGCCGTATGACAGCTTCTATTCGGTCTGAATCCATGTGAACGGTCACTGAATATCGGCTCATATATTGCTTCAAGGTACATTCTGATAACATCCTGCACAATTTTATCGCGGAATGACGGGATTCCAAGCGGACGCATTTTCCCGTTTCGTTTTGGAATGTGCGTCCTGCGCACGGGTTTTGGCTCGTAATTCATATTCGCTAAATCTTGAATAATTTTTGCGATATATTCCGTACCAAAACCATCCGCCGTATCGCTATCAGTGCCTTTTGTCGCTGCGCCCTTGTTGGCATACAAATTTCTATATGCCGTATAGTAAACGTCCTCTCTTAAAAGATAGCGGTAAAGTCGGGTAAACACCCCATCTTTATGGTCTGTTGAGCTTTTTCTGATACGTTCCAAAATCTCTGGCGTTGGTTTCATTTGAGGTTTCTCCTCCCTTTCGCCATTGTTCTTGAAGTCGCGCAAACTGCGCCCCTTCGCCATGTAAGGGTCGTTATCCCTCGCGGACTACTATGGGCGCTCCGTACCCGTGGGTCATATTCAGGCGCAACCGCCATAGCCTTGCGGCATTGATCTTTAGGGTATCTCCAGTTAACATTTTCAACAGGTGTGGGAATTGTCGGTTTCGCTTTCGGTTTCTTAACACAAGTTCTCTTGCTCACGGCGCGACGCTGTAATTACACTTTTGACCACAACCCTATCAAAAGTCTATCGCGCACGGGGTTTCAGGCTAGTTTCCCCGTTCCTATGATAACGGACGTAAAACCTCACGTTCACCAAACACAGGTTAAACCTCATATTCCCTTGTCATTGCGGCTCAGTCGTACCCTTTAGCCTTTGGATAACTTGCCGCTTTCCTGCCGTGCTTTGTTCCCGTACCAGCTTTCGCCTTTCGGTTAGGCAGGTTGACTTTCCCGTAATTATGGGAAGCGGGCACCTAAATTCCCGCAGTTGAAAACGCCCTATCTGGACGCACGTTGTGGATCATCAGCATGGAGACGGGGGACATATACACCTCGCCGCCGGCCATGGCGATGACCGATGCGGCGCTGGCAGCGAGGCCGTCAATTTTGACGGTGACCTGCCCGGCATAGTCCATGAGCATGTTGTAAATCTGCGCCGCCGCGAAAACATCACCGCCGGGAGAGTTAATCCACACCGTGATGTTGCCCGCGCCCGCCAGCAGCTCGCCTTTAAACAGCTTGGGCGTCACCTCGTCGCCCCACCATGTTTCTTGCGCGATGGGGCCGTTTAAATAGAGGGTGCGCTCTTCGTCCGAATTGCGCACCCAGTTCCAGAATTTCCTCATGTGCTGACCTCCTTCGGTTGATGGTTGGCAAAGACGCCCGCCTCAGCCAGCTTCGTCATATTGCCGTTGACCAGATACAAGTCCCCACCCTCCTCGGCGGGGATGCGGTTCATGTCCTCAAGTTCGCGGATATCGTTCGCCGACAGCCAGCCGTTCTGCCGTCCCGTGGCGTAACCGGTCATGCGGCTTTGGTAGTCGCCCCGCAGCAGCCCGTCCACATTGAACCGCACAAAGTAGCGGGGCTTTTCCGAAGGCAGGAGGAGGGACTGCTGCAAAGCCTGCTCCCAGCGCACCACCCACGGGTCGAGGGTATACTTGACGAATTCCAGCGACTGCTGCTCGATGTTGGAGAAGCTGGACTTCTCAAGATCGCCGACCATATGGGGCGGGACACGGAAAATGCGGGCGATTTCATTGATCTGAAACTTCCGCGTTTCCAGAAACTGCGCCTGCTCCGGCGGGATGCCGATGGCCTGGAATTTCATGCCCTCTTCCAGCACGGCGATGCGGTGGGCGTTGCCGCTGCCCTGATAGACCGCGTTCCAGCTTTCCCGCACCCTTTTGGGGTCTTTGACCACGCCCGGATGCTCCAGCACGCCGCCCGGATTGGCTCCGTTGGCGAAGAAGGAAGCGCCATACTCCTCCGTCGCCATGGCCATGCCGATGGCGTTCTTGGCAATGGCGATGGGCGAGTAGCCAATCAGCCCGTCAAAGCCAAGGCCGGGGATATGCAAAACCTCGTCCCGGCGCAGGGTTACCGTCCCGCTGTCCGGGTTAATCCGGCTTTCCTCGGCGTCGCGGCGGTAGGTATAGGTCAGTTCGCCGTTTGCGGCTCGCGCCACATCCATCTTGTTCGGCAGCAGGGGGTAGAGAGCCATTACCTGGCCGCGCCCGTCCCTGATCACCTGCGCGTAGGCGTTGCCCCAAAGCAGAAGATGGCTCATCAGCGTTTCCCTGAACACAAATGATGTCATCTCCGGGTTTGGTTCGCTATGGAGGAGGTGGTACAGCCGGTGGCCCACAGCTTTTTCCTTGCCGCCATCGGCTTTGTAGCGGTATATGCGAAGCGGCAGCCCGGCTATAGCTTCGGCCAGTATCCGCACGCAGGCATACACCGCCGTGGCCTGCATTGCCGTCCGCTCGTTGACCATCTTGCCGCTGGCGGTACCGCCGAACAGGAAGGAGAACCCGCTGCCCACGCGGTTTTGCGGCCTATCCCGCGTTCGGAACAGCCGGGAGAATATGCTCATAGGATCAATAACCCCCTCTCATCGTAGACTGAAGCGCCGCCATCGCCGGAACCGCAGCGCAGGGCGCGGTCAAGCGCCATAATGGTCGCCACCGCGCCGTCGATTCGTTCCGTGGATTTTTCTTTGTCCGGTTTGATGTTACCGGCGGGATCAGTGCGAATGTAGATATTATCCATCATCCAGCGCAGGACGGGATGGCCGCCGTGGGCGATTCTTTCCTCTAGCGTCAGCTTCATCAGCTCCTTGGTGGGCGGCGACATATCCTTAAAGCCCTGCCCGAAGGGGACTACGGTAAAGCCCAGCCCCTCAAGGTTCTGTACCATCTGCACCGCGCCCCAGCGGTCAAAGGCGATTTCGCGGATGTTGTACTTTTCGCCTAAGTTTTCAATGAACCGCTCAATAAAGCCGTAATGCACCACGTTCCCCTCGGTGGTCAGGAGATACCCCTGCTTCTCCCAGATGTCGTACTGCACATGGTCTCGCCGCACCCGCAGATCTATGTTGTTCTCCGGCATCCAGAAGAACGGGAGGACGCTGTATTTGTCGTCCTCATCTTCCGGCGGGAACACCAGCACAAAGGCGGTAATGTCGGTGGTGGAGGAGAGGTCAAGCCCGCCGTAGCAGACCCGCCCCGCAAGGCCCTCCGGATCTACTGGGTAGGCGCAGGCGTCCCACTTCGCCATCGGCATCCAGCGTATGGCCTGTTTGACCCATTGATTCAGGCGCAATTGCCGGAAGCTGTTCTCCTCGGCGGGGTTCTGTTTCGCGCTTTCACAGGCCGCCTTCACCTTATCGATGCCTACCGTAATGCCCAGGGAAGGGTTAACTTTCTTCCACACCTTGGGGTCAGTCCAGTCATCGCCTTCCTTCGCCCCGTAGATCACGGGATAGAAGGTGGGGTCGCGCTTCCTGCCTTCGAGGATATCCTTCGCCTTCTGGTGCGTCTCGTAGCAGATGCTCTGGTTGTCCGTTCCCGCCGTGGTGATGAGGAAGTACAGCGGCTGCCGCCTTGCGTCGCCGGAGCCTTTGGTCATTACATCAAAGAGCTTTCGGTTAGGCTGGGTATGCAACTCGTCGAACACCACGCCGTGGATGTTGAAACCATGCTTGGAGTAGGCCTCCGCGCTCAGCACCTGGTAGAAGCTGTTGGTCGGCAGGTATATCAGCCGCTTGGTGGAAGCGAGTAACTTCACCCGCCTTGAAAGCGCCGGGCACATCCGCACCATATCGGCAGCCACCTCGAACACGATGGAGGCCTGCTGGCGGTCGGCAGCGCAGCCGTACACCTCGGCGCGCTCCTCGCCGTCGCCGCAGGTCAGCAGCAGGGCGATGGCGGCGGCCAGCTCAGACTTGCCCTGTTTTTTCGGGATTTCCACATATGCGGTATTGAACTGCCTGCAGCCGTTGGGCTTGAGGATGCCGAAAATATCGCGGACAATCTGCTCCTGCCAGTCGATCAGTTCAAAGGGCTTCCCCGCCCAGGCGCCTTTGGTGTGGGAGAGGGCCTGGATAAAAGAAACGGCGTAATCGGCGGCGGCCTTCTCGTAGTATGAGCCTTCCGCCATGAAGGAGGTCGGCCGGTATCTCTTCAGTTTGCGCATAGGCCCGCCTCCTTGTTTGAGCAAAAGAAAAGAGCCTCACGAAGAAGCCCTTGTTTCCTGTTTATATATTTACTGTCAGCTATTTTCTCTCATCCGCATCGCCCGTCAGGATAAAGCGGCTGTATTCGGCCTTGTGTTCCTCCAGGTACAGCACAAGTTCGTAAAAGCCGCGCACATAGGCTTCGTGCTGGACGCGCGGCAGGTCAAACATATTGGTGACGCCGCTGTCCCGGATGGCGAGGATTTGCTCTTTTATCGTTTCATTCATAGGCGGTTTCCTCCGTTTCCGCAGAATCGATGGTCGCCTGGCGCAGGATCTCCACATCGAAGCCAGCGTCCCTGTAGCCGTCAAGGATAACCGAGTAGTAATAGCAGCTTGGCTGGCCAAGCGGCCTGCCCTCGTTCATGATATACACCATCGCGCTGACTGTCTTGCCGTTTAGCTCTACTTTCACCGTTTCCTTGCGGTAAAAGAACGGCCAGCCCTCATAGCGGTCGAGCGCCACTTCGTCAGCCTGGGTGATCTCCCAGACCAGCACAGGGACGCTGCCGCTTGGGCAAGGCTCCACCGTCGCCACCGCGTTTTCGCGCGCGCCCCGGAACAGGAGCCGCCAGCCATCCATCATGCTTGCCCCCAGCACCCTTGCCGTGGGGCATCTGTCCGCCATCTGCTCCCGGTTTAAGTTGGAACCGTAGGCGATGTACAGCTTGTTGCGCTTATCCATTGTCTATGTCCTCCTTGCTCTTTGGCCGCGGGGGCGGCTCAAGCCGCCCGAAACCGCCAGGCCGCCGAGCCGTTTAAGTGTGCGGTCAAGTGCTCCCGGCAGTTGGCGAACTCCTCGCCGATGAAGCCGATGCGGTTTAGGTAGGTCCGCATGGCGAACTTTTCGTTCTCGGCCTGGGGCTTTTTCGCCGAGGCGCATTTTTGCGTCAGCGCCTGGTGGTTCAAAGCCAGGGCGAGGACTATGTAACTTCTGATCTTGCCTGCGTGAAGCTCGCTGTTGAAGCCTCTCAGCTCCACCGTGCGGTTGCCGGTGAAAAAGCTGTGCAGGTTGAGGAAGTGGTAGCGGCTGTGGTGGTAATGCCGGTCGCGGCTTTCACTGTAGCCCTCGTACCAGATCTCCTCAATCGCCCGCAGGGTTTTGGGCTTTCTGCGGTTCATCTTCTCCACCAGCAGGCTGTCCATCTTCTTGCAGTAGCTCATCCGCTCCGGCGCAATCTGCAGCGCTTTGTAGAAAAGGTCATTCTTGCTGGCGATGATGTTCACGAAGTTGCGGATGCTGCGCGGCGTGTGGCTTGCCCCGTCAAGGTGGAGGTGGATGCCGCAGGTGGCGCTCGCGAAGGCTCCGGCCTTGCGCAGTTTGCGCACCAGCTCCTGCAGGGTGGCGATGTCCTCGCGGTAGGTGAGGATGGGGCTGACCAGCTCCACGCTGTATTCGCGGCTGGCCGGAACCCGCTGCCGTCCTTGCCTCATTTGGCAGGTGATGCTGCCGTCGCTCATGAACTTCCAGACCCTGCCGTCCGGCGCTGTGACCTTCTTGGTGTCGTAGGTGTCGGCTGCGCTCGTCACCGTTCCGGCGAGGTGTTCCGCCGCGATGCGCGCCGCCTCGCTTCTGGTGATGCCCGTGAACTCGATCTCAATCCCGAATCTTCCCGTTAG